TTCGTTAGATAGTTTAATTTCTATTAGTTGGGGTTTTGCTGATAATTCTTTTAACTTCATATCTGTTTTCCTTTTAATCTTCTTTGTTTAGTAGTTCGTTTGCGACTGCTACTAAAAAACCTAGCCTGCTTTGGGCTTTCTTTAAATCACTTTCGGCACATCTTATCTCGTTCTTGGCTTTTGCCACTTCTGCAAGAATTGTTTGTGCTAATTCTTTTTTGTTTAAAGTATTTAGTATCTGCATATCGTCTTTTTCTGTGCTGTTAATAATATGGGGGAATTGCTCCCCCCATATAATTTTGTGTTACAATTATGCTAACGCTGTATCAGAGACTGCGAAGTCACTGTCAATTGTTAACGTAATTGGCGATACCCACACGGGAGCATCCGCACTTACAGTTGGAGCAAGACCGGTTACATACCCCGTTCCGCTCATATACTTGCCGGCTGTTCCATCTGATTGATCACCTAAGTAAAGATCAAATTGAACTCTAGATTTCTCTGTTGATAATCCAAAGATGCCGTTTGCCGCCGCTGGTTCATTAGTGCCACGATCATCAAATGTCGTTGCGTCAGTGGCCACGTGCCAAGTTGCTTCTGCTGTTGCGAAATAAATTTCGCCTGCAGTTAAGCCTGAAGTTGGTAGTGCCGCTTCGTCCGCCACAGTTGTGAATCCTTCACCGAAGAAATTTGGTTGGTTAAGAACCAAATTCATTCCTAGACTGTTAGTTGCTGTAGTGGCGATTTGTTTTTTCGCCGCCGCATCTAACTGCGTCCAAGTAAATACGTCATTTGCCGCATTTACAGTGATATCCTGTAGTGAAGGAACTGCAATACCAGTTGTATCAGCCGCCTTAGATGTGTAATGAAGTTGAAGCGTTGCTTGAACATTATTAACACCTGGTGCTGGGTAGATATATTCTGCCATTTTGTGTTTCCTTTTTAGTTTATTTTTTAATGTTAGTAAACCTTATTTCAAACTGTGTTACCAATTGGTCACCGTTAGCATAAGAAGTTGAAACGTTTACTCTTTTCTCAGTATAACCTGTGATAGTAGTATCTGTCTTTACTCCTTTTACTGCTGTAACCATAGCATCATAGTTTGAAGGTAAAGTTTTAGCGTCTGTGACAACATAGACATCGACAATAGTGGTTTCGGACACTATTGAACAATCGTCTAATGTATCATATAAGGGTTCTTGTTCAGTTGAGGGGTTGTCTACATACAACGATTTTAGATTTTGCAAGTAAAGTGCTGTGCCGTTTTGATCAAACGGTAGATTCTGGCTTACGCCGAAACCACTTGGCTTGTTTGCTTCTAAATACGTTAATATTAAACTTCTCATTATCTTATCCTCTTCATTTGAACAACACCGGGAGCCATCTCGCTAGAGTTGATTGTTCCTGTGCCGTCAAAATCATACCAGTCACCTGCAGTTATAAGTTCATTAAACAGTTTTGTATATTTCTGTTCATAGTAACCTAGTTTCTGCTTTTCATCATTATCGTCATTACCAAAATCAGCAACTTTAGGAAGTATGTAGTAATACATTGTTAGATAACAACATAAATCCGTAAAGTCATCTCTTCTGGCTTTGATTTTAAGTCCGCTTGGTGAAGGAATATCAGCCACAGTCTTGATGGTAGTAGTTCCTTTATCTTGAATGATAAAATAACTTCTCCACCAATCTGTGGATCTAATATTTGATAAGATTCGTGAGCTGGATCTAACTAGTAGATCCGTAACCACATCTTCTGTTAAGGCCTCATTTGCCACAAACAATCTGCTGTCAGTTTCAGTCATATCTGTATACTGAGCAAAACTAACAAAGTTTGTTGTTGTTTCAATGAAAGCCATTTTCAATTATTCCTTATTATGCTACTAAGTCCACGTTCATAATTTGACCGTGCGTTGCTTGTAAAGTAGCCGCGCCTGCAACACCTGTTAAAACTAAATCAGTTGCACGATTAGCCGCTTGGTATTGCTCTTGAGCAGAAATTGAACCACGCATTGCGTGACCAATAGCACTTGGTGAGAATACTGCACAAGTTGCCACACCAGTTCCACTGTCGTAAGGAACTAATGATGATTCAATGATGCTACATCCTGCAATATTACCAACGAAATAATTTGATAAAATATCGTTACCAACATTTGTGTTTGCTGTGTAGGCATCAGTTGCTGTTAATGACTTTTTAATTGCGTTAGCCGCCGTTGGGTGAATAACTGCAAAGAAAGGGCCTGTAACTTTATTTGATCTAATTGCGGCAACTCGATCCATAATGTCATCTTTACCAAAACTTGCTAAAGCAATGGCTGTAGTTGCGCCACCTAGGTTTGAGAATTCGCTCATAAATTGCGTATCCATAGATTCTGCAATAGCTCTACCTGATTGCTCACCTAATTGTGACATAACATTTGATTCTGCTGAGTTTTTCAACATATCTGTTACTTGGTGATAAACAACGTGCTCAGATAATGTAATTAAAGCCTGAGATGTGTTTGTGTCTTTGGCTGTTGCCGCAGATTCATCAGTGATGTTTTCTGCTGAGATTGAACTCCATACAGGAACTTGTAATACTTTTCCTGCGTTTACTGGAGCGTCGAAAATTGTAGCCATTTGTCTTGCTACTGAATTTTCATATGCCGCGAATTGTGCCGCTGTTACGAGATTGCTAAACAATTCTGCATTGATGCCTGTTGTGTTTGCCATTTTACTGGTCTCCTTGTTTTATATTAATTAACGCAGACCTTGTGATTTTTTATATTCACGATAGATTGCTCTATGTTCAGGATTCTGCATATCTAGTTTATTGACATCTATTTTACTGTCTTTATTTGATTTAGTGTTGCTAGTTGTATTTGTTGTTGCTGGTGCTGGTGATACAAAATGAGCGTTATTATCTAACCACTCTTTAACGTAAAAGTCAACCGAGACTGGCTTTCCGTCATCATTGTATCTTACACTACCATCGCTTCCAATTACTTCAACATCACCTGCATCATTAAGTCTTACATTACCGGCTAATAAACTTTTTACTTGTTCTGGTGCTACTGCTTTATAACGAGCCGCGGCATCTAGTAAAGGTGTATTAACTTTGTATTCTTTAATAATACTATCACGTTTTTGTATTTCGACGTCTTTCTTTTGAGCAAGTTCTTGTAGTGTCTTTTCAAATTCGCCTCTTTTAATTGCTTCTGCTTGAGCTTTTTGCTCTGCTTCTGCTTTTAGTTTGCGTAATTCTTCTGGATCACCCAAGTCATCATATACCTTTTCGTATTTGCGTTGCATAGACTTTTTTAAACCAGCCATATGGTTGTCAAATTCTTCTTGTGTATATGTTTTTGTTTGCTCTACAGTTTCCTGAGTATTTGTTTGGTTAGCGGCTTCAGTTGCCTCTACAGTTTCCGTTGATTGATCGCTCATCGTGTGCGTGCCTCCTTAAGAGTGTTAATGTTATTTAGCGATTAGTTTTCGCTGTTTATGTGCGTATAACCTTCAGCAGTCAGTCTAACGTGATCTGCTTCAGTATTCGCTGTAACTTGTTCACCTTCTGGACTTACCATAATGTGTGGAACAAATTCCTCGGTAAGGTATTCTTTGGGATCCTCACCAAGTAATTCAATAATTCGTTCGTCAATAATTTTCAATACGCTTGGATTAGTAACGGCTTTTTTAGCAGTTTCTAATTGTGCATATTCATTATCAACATCACGAATATTGAAACTATTTGGATACTCGATATAACCTGTAAAGGTTTGTCCTGTGTAAGCCGCAAATAGTTCCCAAATATTTTCTTCACATAATTCTAAATTATCACCTTTCTCGGATAATCTAGCATTTAGCAATTCAAATTCTTGTTGTTGTGCAACACCTGAAGCTCTTCTAGCCTCTGTTGCTCTAATACTACCAATGTTAGCCATCTTGTCAATACTTGCTACTGCATTATTAACGGCATCCATTATACTTGATGCACTAGCACCATTGTATGTTAATAGATATGGCTTTAGTCCCGGATCCAAATCATTTGGAATTTGAACAATACTGCCCGAACCATTTCCTGCAATAACATCTGGTGTTGTAACTAAACTTGGGTGTGAATCTAAACGAATAGTTTGTTCTAATTCATTTTGCATATTGTAAATAAATTTTTGAACATCTGCGATATCATTTATATCGCCCATTCCAATTCCTCTAACACTTGTCTTTTTGTTGTAAGCAATAACAGCCGGAATCATTCCTAGTTCATTGTTTTCAACTGTGCGACTTTGTTCATAATCTTTGGCAAGGTCAATTACTCTAGTTGTAATTGATTCTGGCGTCCATTCTTTAATAGTTCTTACGTTACCATTTGAGTCTTCAATATATCTAATGTAGTCTAGTCTGTAACTTCCGTCTATTTGTCTTTCCCAATTCCAATCCAACATATTAAGAGGAGTAATTAAATTAACATATGGACGAACGCCACTTTGTTGTTCTTCTGCTAGTGTGTTGGCACCAATATTTGGTTTTGAAACTATCACCCAACAATGGCCGAAAATACTGCTAAATGTTGAGACATCTTTCATAAAATTGCCAAAACTTGTGCCGTCTTTGTCTGCGTCTTTTAAGAAACTTTGTGTTGATGGTAAATTTGTTAAAGTGCCTAAATCTCTAAAAGGCTCTTCTCTGAATAAAAAACTGTTGTATACACTAATAACACTAGAACAATGATTGTCTAGGTGAGCACTTTTTAATCTTTGGTTATATTCATCGCCGCTTTCCAATTGATACTTTGTAAGGTGTAATCCGTCACGGTAAACTTCACCACCAATGTAACTTTCTAGCAAATATTGCCAACGTTCTTGATAATCACTATAGATAGTGTTTCCACTTGTCGCCGCCGCGGCGTCTGATTGTATTATATTATTAATTATTGTCATAGCATTATGTTCCTATTTTGTGTCCCCAACGCTGTGGTTGTTGTGGTTTAAATTCTTTTCTTACTGGGAACAAGTAATCAGTTATATAACGAACACAGTCACACAAGTGTGAGTAATCTACTGCCCCATTCTTGTCCGGCACCATAGATCCTTCTTTATATTCCCAACGGTCCATACTTTCAATAGTTTGTTTACAACGTGGATCAAAAAACATTTTTCTTTCTCCACTTGCACTCAGTAACATACTGTTTACTGCATTGATTGTATCTCTAACCGGTGTGTGTTTATTTGGGGCCTTTACTATAAAACCCGCGTTACTTAATATACTTATGTCTGTGCGTCCGGCACTGCTCGTTTTGTTGGCTTTAGCACTAGGATCTGGAAAAACAAATATCTTTCTATCACCATAACGCCTTTTGATTTCTGCAACCATTTCATCTGTGTTAGCACTTGTTAAAACTATTTCATCTACTGCGTGTAATACATTATCATTTAGTGCGAATACCACTGCTGTTAAAAATCCTACGTTAAAATCCTGTCCAATGTAAACTATTTTTGGTGCTTCGCCTGTGTATGGCTCTACATTATGCTCTCTATCGAATGAATAAAATATTTTACTACCACTTTGAACAAAGTCTGCACCGTATTCTTGTGCCCAAGTTTTTTGGTCAAGTATTGATTGAGCATATTCTACTTCTTTTGCGTCAACAAAGCCGCCTTCTAGTGTAGATACACGCCAACTTGCCCATTCTTGTTCTTTAGTTCCGTTATTGTATAGGTCAAAGGCCCAATTGCTTTGTCCTTTTGGTGTTCCGCAGAAAAGTGCGTGTCCTTTTGTATCTGCTAGAGCAGGCATAAGTGCTTCATAGAATGCACTAGGATGAATATCTGCTACCTCATCCATAACTAAAAAGTCTATGCTACGACCTCTTAAACTATCGTAGTTGTCTGCACCTTTTAGTTCTATTGTCGATCCATTTTTTAAAAATAATTGTAAACTATTTTCGTGTTTTTTTGAAACCCAATTTTTATCCATTAGGATATCACATATTTTACGCCAAGCAATCTCTTTTGCCATACGGTATGATGGGAATACCGCCCACACGGTTTGATTGGGCCGTGCCGCGTGGCGAATCATTTCTCTTATCGCTAGCGTCGTTTTACCTGCCCGCCGCCCAAATATGGCAGTGCGAAAACGGTGTTGACTGTCTGCTACTTTTCTTTGTGCTTCGCTTAATGCCAAATTATTTTAAATCCTCGTCAGTAAATGGTAATGGTTTATCACTACTAACTTCTAGTTCTATTTCTTTTGGTTTGCCTACAACTCTATCCCATACTGCACAGAATGCCGCCGGGTCTTTTGTTTCGCGAGCCTTCTTCAATAGTTCGAATGCCGCATTGTGTAGTTCACTTAACCATACATTTTGAAACTCTTGTTGCACTTCTTTCATTGCATTACGCATTGCTTTACGCTCACGTCTTTCTTTCAAGTGTGCCGCTTTTTGTTCTGGAGTAAGTTTTTTCAGAAACTCTACGTATGGAGTTTCACCAGGCTTCCACATTCTAGGTGGTTGTCTTTTGTGTCCGTATTCCATCTTCAGCCTCTGCTATTTTATTTGCTTGTAAAATTCTATGCACCATTAATGGATCTAAATCAGGCATACCCTTGTATAGTTCGCACTCACAGGGTGTTGCTTTACAAACATTACAGGTCTGTTGTTCTTGTTTCTCTGTTGACATTTGGAATCCTTGTATAACGGTTTAATAATGTTAACGAGTAGAACTCACCGGCTTCTTCACAAAGGTTGTAGCGAAGCAAGTGTGTTAAACTTGTTAAGTCTCTTCTAGTAACGATCATATGCCATACTCGTTCGTTCATACAAGTATTTATGATGTGCGAAAACCCACAATATATTGCTATATTGTGAGTTGCCGTTTAACTGAAGTAAATGTATTTATGTTTTAAAAATCGAACAGGCTGTCTTTTGGATTGGGTAGGATGTCTTGATTGCGTTTAGGAATACCATCACCGTGTAATCTTACGCGATTACTTTTAATAATTGGGCCTTGTGCTTCATATAGTATACGAACTGTATACCAAACACCTCGTTCAGCAAGTTGTATCCAAGTTTCCCATTTATCGTAATTACGCATATCTTTATCAATGTAAACTCTAAATTCAGCATCATTAAGCACGAATACTGCTTCGCGATAGTAACTACCGGGATTGCTTACACTTTCTTTCCATTCGGTTGTGAATACATACTTGGCATCAACTTGTCTAGGTCTATTTTGTTTTAATATTTGTTTAATGTTTTTATTCATTGTTTAGTCTTCCAATAGAGCTCTATTATATTCAACTGACATTTGTCTTTCAGCAGTTTTGAATGCGTTCAACAAGTGATCTTGTATATGCACTGCATCACTGGCATCATTGATTTGTTCTGGTGTATAATCAGGTTCACCTCTTTCATTGGTGCCTGCAGGTGTATCATAAAAACTTTTTTTGTCTATTTTACTAATTTTAAATAACAACATACCCAAACATTCGTTGTATTTTTGTGTGCTCATATTAGATGCTTCATACTGTAAGAGACTTAACAGTTGTTCTAGAGTTAAATTGGCTGTGTTTTCTTTAAGCCAAATTTGCCTTTTAGATTTTTCTTCTGCTAGTATTCTGTTTTTGAATCTAATCATTTGCAGGATATCGCCTGCTCGTTCTTGTGTTTTATTTGTCATATATGACTCCTTTTTGTATTTTGTATTTGCTCATATTTTGTTATTAGTATTTATTATAGCACCTTCAAAACAACTTGTCAACTGATATCATAAAAAACCCTCCAAGCGGCTTGATTCACTTGAAGGGTTCCTAATGTAGTATAAACATCAAGAGTAATAAATGTTTACTATACTAATATACTATCTATTTGAATGTTTGTCAACCGGTATTATCTACCTAGTAGTAGCATTATAAGATTCTGGCGGTTTTTGATATCTTAAGAATACTATTTGCATATCACATTCTTCTTTACATCTCCACCTTGAGTCTTTACGCAATGTTCTTATAGTATCGTCTTCGTTTGATTGCCACCGTTCTTGATTGGTTGCTATATCATACATTGCTTGTAAGAATTCTAAATCTTCCCACAATGGTGTAGTGCTCATACCAGGTTGTGTAAAATAATATTGGTTGTTGTTTTCTTTTAGACTGGTGCTACGCCTACTTTTCCTAATGTCATTGATCTTTCTTTTAACTTCTTTTTCAAACCGTTTGACCCATCTTTCTAAATCCATTTCATATGCTTTACCGCCAACGTTAACTATTTTAGGTTGTGCAGTGCATTGTTTAAGCCAATCAAACGCCATATAGTAAAACTTATTAGATCCAAATGCATCATCAAACTCATCGTGGTATTTTTGATAATATTTCCATAATGGTTCAGACATATTACGCCTCCTCCTTAAGTTTTTCAAACACTAGTTCTTGGTCAATAGCGTCTAATTTTTCTTTATCCTCGACAAGTTCTTTTAAGGATGCAATCTCATATTCTAAATTCTCGAGATTCATTTCAACACTATCTAAATAGAAGTCTCTGTTAGTTTTACCGAAATGGTCCTTAAAATCACTAACGGCACTATCCAATCTCATAAAGCATTGTTCGGCTTGTTGTCTTACGTCTTCTATATAATCTTGGTGATTGTCATCAACGGTATAATCACCTGTAGTCCAAGCACTGTCTAGTGAATCAATATATGTAGTTTGTTTCTTTCTCATTTTTATACTCCATTTGTTGTTTATACTATTATAATAGCACAGTTATTCAATCTGTCAACCTTTTAATAATACTTTATAAAGCAGTTACCTTAGCCTTTCAGCCTCACTTAATAGTCACCGTCCCTAATAGGTTGCCAACCCGGTGAGCTGGAGTTATTAAGTCCAACGTTTCTGCAGAAACCATCCCTTAAGGCACTGCTTTATAAACAAGTTATTGTAGTAAAGTTTAAAGTTTCAACCGGTCACCGCATACTTTACTACCAGTAACTTACACTGTGATTTGACTAGAGATCGCGGGCCGGTATTCTTAAATTCTGTATTATGAGGGAAACAAATATAATAGCAGGATTCGTTTGGTATAAGATGATCTTGACCACCTCCGCTTGCTATCTCCTGATCGCTCATTTTGTTTCCCTCATAGTATTATAATAACACAGATTGATTATCTGTCAACCTTTTTAATGTTGTTTTATATGATACAAGTCTTCCATAATTCCAAGTTACCAATTCTTCACCGTCATATAAATCAACATCAGTTTGCGACGCATC